CGTGGGAAGAACCGGGCGAAACGGTAGAAACCACCGCCCTGATCGACCGCCGCGAGTTCTACGAGGCCGAGGTGCCCGACGGCGTTCTCTACCTGACTTGTGGCATTGATACGCAAGACGATCGCTTTGAAGCGGAGGTCGTGGGCTGGGGCGTCGGCAAGGAAAGCTGGGGCATTCGCTACCAGCGTATTTACGGCGACCTGAAACGGGGCCAGGTATGGGCTGACCTCGACGCTTTTCTTTCCACCACATGGAAGAAGCGGGACGGCACAGAGCTTTCCATCCGTGCGGCCTGCATGGACAGCGGCGGTCATTTCCCGGATCAGGTCATCCGATTCTGCAAAGAGCGGGAAGACCGCCACATTTGGGCGATCAAGGGACGCGGCGGCATGGATGTGCCGTACATCCGAAACCCGACCAAGAACAACCGCGTCGGTGGTGAACTTTTCGTGCTGGGCGTTGACACCGGCAAGAACGCTGTGCTTGCCCGGCTGAAAGTGCTTATCAAGGGCCCGAACTACTGCCACTTCCCGGCGGGGCAGGATGCGGGCTACGACGAGAATTATTTCAAGATGCTGACGGCAGAGCATAAAGTGACCCACTGGAAGGGTGGGCGCAAGGTGGAGCGGTGGGAACTAAAAGACCCGGCGCAAAAGCGCAATGAGGCTTTCGACGCTCGGAACTACGCCACCGCCGCGCTGGAAATCAGCAATCCCCCCGGCCTGGAAATCCCGGGCGAGGGTACGCCGCGTCAGGCAAAACCGCAGCACCAGTACCGCAGAAGAAGATCGGGAGGAATTTAACCGATGTCGATCATATCAAAAGAAATCGCCAAGCAGCATTTGGAGATGTGGCTCAAGGCCGAGGAAGCAGTTTCCACCGGCCAGAGCTATCAGATCGAGCAGATGCAGCTTACCCGCGCCAGCCTGAAACAAATCCGGGAAAGCATTTCCTTTTGGGAGGGCAAGGTGGCAGAAGCCGAGCGGGAGGAACAGGGGCGGGGCAGGAACCGTATCTACCATTTCGCCCCGCATGATGTGTAAGGACGGTGGGAAGCATGGCAAATTTTCTGGATAAGGCAATCGCGGCGGTTTCCCCCGTCGCAGGTTACCGCCGAGCAACGGCCAGAGCCGCCCTGTCCATCCTGAACAATGGCACGGGATATGGCAACTACGGTGCATCCCATACGTCCAGAGCCATGCGCAGCTGGCACGTTGGCGGCAGTTCCCCGAAAGGAGACATCGAGGATAACCTTGATACCCTGCGCAAGCGGAGCCGGGATGCTTACATGGGCATTCCGCTGGCAGCTGGCGCATTGAAGACCCTGCGCACCAATGTGGTGGGCAGCGGCCTTGTGCCAACACCGCAGGTCGATGCGGACTACCTGCATCTGACCGAGGAACAGGCCGACCGGCTGCAAGCGCAGATCACCCGAGAATTTAATCTTTGGGCAGACAGCACGGCTTGTGATGCCAGCGGCATGGACAACTTCTGGCGGCTGCAAACCCTGGCGTTTATCAGCTTCCTGATGAACGGTGATGCCTTTGTTGCAATTCAGTATAGGGAGCGTCCGTCTTGGCCGTATGCCTTACAGCTGCGCTTGATCGAAGCGGACCAGGTGTGCAGTCCGAATCCGGGCGACACATTGTACCCCTGTGAGGTTGACGGTAAATATGTGTTCCAGATCGTACAGGGGGTGGAGACGAACGAGGCCGGAGAGATCATAGCCTACTGGGTCGCCAACCGGCACCCGCTGGAATATGACAACCCGGTGCCGCTGGCATGGACCCGCGTGGAAGCCCGCGACCCGGCGACCGGCTCACCGAACATTTTGTGCATCACGCAGAGAGAACGTGCCGGGCAGCGGCGAGGTATCCCCATTCTCGCCCCGGTATTGCCTACCCTGAAACAGATGGGGCGGTACACGGACGCAGAATTGGCAGCAGCTATCGTTTCGTCCTCTGCAACCCTTTTTATCCAACGGGATGCAGAAACGAACCAGGCACCGTTTGGCGAAGAACCGCAGGACAAAGCGGCTGATCCGAACACCCCGCCTGACGAACTGGCAATCAATCTCGGCCCGGCGGCGGTGTTTGACCTCGCCCCGGGCGAAAAGGCAAACCTGATCGACCCGAAGCACCCCACCACGACCTACGACGGCTTTATGTCGGCAATGTCGAACCAGGTTGCGACGGGCATTGAGGTGCCCAGTGAAGTGCTGTACAAGAAGTTCAGTTCCAACTATTCTGCATCCAGAGGCTCCCTCAATGAATTTTGGCGGACGTGCGGGGTGATGCGGGATAGCTTTGCAGACGATTTCTGCCAGCCCACCTACGAAAAATGGTTTGCTGAGGCAGTGGCCCGCGGGCGTATCAACGCCCCGGGCTTTTTTGATGACCCTGCCATTGCAAAAGCCTACACGGGCTGTATCTGGAATGGCCCCGCCCGCACGAACCTTGATGCCAAGAAAGAAATCGAGGCGGCGATTCTGCGCATGGATAAGGGCATCAGCACTGCCGAGCAGGAAACTGCACAGATGACCGGCGGCAGCTGGCGGGCAAATATGCGTCAACGCAAATCTGAAATGGAGAAGATGAAGGAGGTAGGGTGCGATGAGCAAACCCAATTCCAAGACAACCCCGAAGACAACGGATAACAAGTTCTGGAAGTTCCGCAATCTGGCCGACGGCCAGAAAGCAGAACTTTTTCTTTACGGTGATATTTCCGAAACAAGCTGGTGGGGTGACGAAGTTACCCCGAAGCAGTTCGCAGATGACCTCGCCGCCCTGGGCAATGTGGCCGAGATCACCGTGTTCATCAACTCCGGCGGTGGTGATGTCTTTGCGGCTCAGGCTATTGGCAACCAGCTGGAACGCAATGCCGCCACTGTGACCGTCCACATTGATGGCCTGTGCGCCAGTGCTGCTACCATCGTTGCCTGTCATGCTGACAAGGTTGTGGCTGCAGCGGACAGCACCTATATGGTCCACCCGGTCAGCATGGGACTTTGCGGGTATCTGACGGCTGACGAGATGCGGAACTACTTGAAAGCTCTGGATGCGACCCGGGAAAGTATCGTTTCTCTGTATGCCAAGAAGACCGGCCGCGATGCGGACGAGTGCGCAAAGTGGATGGACGAAACAAACTGGTGGACGGCGGACGAAGCCAAGGAAAACGGCTTTGTGGATGAAGTGGATGATGCAGAGGAAGACACTGTGGTAGAAAACCGCAATGGCATCCTGTTCGTCAACAGCATCGGCACCCACCTGCCTTTTAACGAGGCTCCCGAATTTGTCAGAAACCGGGCAAAGGCAAAAACGCCTGCCGCTCGGCCTGAAAATAACTACCCGGCGGAACAGCCGGAAAATAAAACCCATGGGGAGGTAAAAGACATGGAAATCAAAACCAAGGATGATCTCCGCAAGGCGTACCCTGATATGGTGGCACAGATCGAGACTGACGCTACCATTGCAGAGCGTACCCGAATCAAGGAGATCGAGGACAGCACCCTGCCCGGTGCTGAAGCTGAGGCGACCGTGGCAAAGTTTGAGAAGCCTGTGGATTCTACAACGTTTGCCAAGACGATGATCGCCGCTGTGAAGGCGAAGCAGCAGGCGCAGAGCAAGACCTACCTGGCGCAGGCACAGGCTGCGGCGCAGAACTCTGGCGCAAATGGCATTGGCAATCCGCCGCCCGCAGACCCCGAGCCGGAGAACGCGGAAAACAAGGCTTTCCTGAATGCCATTCATAGGGCAAACGGCGTTAAGTAAGGAGGACAAAGCTATGAGCATGGATCTTGCAAGAAAAGATTTCAGCACTGCGCCGGAGTATTTCATCGCCGGTGTAGACATTGGCATCGCCAAGACGACCAAGACCGCCAGTGAAGCGGTGGAAGCACACACCCCTGTTCTGATTGCTGACGGCAAAGTGAAACCCATTGCCGCCCCGTCCAGCGCAGGGGCAGCGGTTCTTACTGGTCTGTATGGTGTTACGGCTGACAGCGCAGAAGCAGACAAAGATGTGCCGGTTTATCTGTCCGGCGAATTTTTTGCAGATGCACTGGTGCTGCCCGACAACGTGAGTGTGGCGGATGTTGAAGTTCCGCTGCGTAACTTGGGTATTTTCCTGGTGTAAAGGAGGAAACAACTATGGCAAATGAAATCGATATTTATGACCCTCGAACCCTGGTTGAGGTGGTGCGCACTACCCCTCCGATCCACACGTTCCTGCGTGACCGCTTTTTCTCTCATGTGAAGCCTTTCACCAGCGAGAATGTTGACATCGACATTGTCAAGGGTACCAGGAAGATGGCGGCTTTCGTCCATCCGATGGTCGGCGGCGAAATCGTGCAGAGCGAGGGCTACGAAACCAAGTCCTATAAGCCCCCTCTCGTCAACGAGGCAACGATCAGCACTGCCAGCCAGTTCCTGAAGCGGCTGCCCGGTGAAGACCTTTATTCTGGCCGCACCCCCGCTGATCGTGCGGCGGAAAAGCTGATTGAGGAGTACAACACTCTGAATGACATGGTGACGAACCGTGAGGAGTGGATGGCTTCCCAGGTGCTTACCACTGGTCGGCTGAGAGTTAAGGGCAAGGGCGTTGATGAAGTTATCGACTTCGGCTTTACCAACAAGGTCACTCTGGAAGGTACAAAGCAGTGGGGCAAGTCCGCTGCCAAGCCCTGGGACAATCTGCGTGAATGGAAGCAGCAGGTGAGCCGGAACGGTTTTGCCAACGCGGACATGGTTATCATGGGACAGGCGGCAGCCAATGCGTTCATGGCGGACAGCCAGATCAAGGAACTGATGGAGAACCGCCGCTTCGACATCGGCTCCATGGCTCCGAAGGAACTGGAAAACGGCCTGAACTATTATGGTCATCTGAACCTGCCCGGTGTTGACATCTACGGCTACGATGGTGTGTACCTGGATGATGTCACCAAGGAGATTAAGCCGTACATCCCGGACAACATGGTCCTGATGATTCCCAGCAATGCGTACTTCATGCGCGCTTACGGCCTGTGTACTTACCTGGATGATGAGGGTAAGTGGCACAGCGCAGAAACCGCACGTCTTCTGCGCAGCTATGTGAAGCATGGCCCTGATCGCCGTTTCCTGGAAATCCAGAGCCATCCGCTGCTGATCCCTGACAAGGTGGACAGCTGGCTCGTTGCGGAGGTCTGCTAAGACCATGCTGGACGTGGATGATAAGTACGGCACACCCGACGCCATACCGCAGCTGCCCACGTTCAAGGACTTCGTGGCGCAGGATGTGCAGACCGTTTTCTTTAACCTGGACGAGTTTGCGGAGAAACGCTACATCGACGGGAAGGAAATGGTCTGCATTACCCAGCACCCCGGCGTGACCGAACGTGCAGCACACTGGGAGGGCGGCGCGAAGCAGAGCTTCGACCAGGGAATGTACAAAGCTGACCTGCTCTTGTATGTCAAGAAAGAGGACTACGGCCCCATGCCGAAAAACGATAAGCTCATAACCCTGGACAAGAAGCGGGACTACAAAATCAAGTCCTGCTCTTTGAAAGCCAACGTATACCGCATGGAGCTTGAGCGAGTGAGAGGGTGAAATAAGTGGCCTATTTCAAAACCAATTACGACGCTTCCAGTACGACACTTTCCATCGACGACGAACAGGTTGCCCGTGCCCTTGGAGTGCTGGCGGACAAAACCCCGGCGGCACTGAAAGTGGTAATCAACACCACGGCGAGGGAAACCCGAAAGCTGATGCTGCAGGAAGTGAAGGAACGGTATGATCTCAACACTGCCGGAAAACGCATGATCGAAGACCTGCGCCAGCGGCAGAAAGCCACAAATCGCCGCCCGGCGGCAATCCTTGCCATTATGAAAAACGACCCCGGCGCATTCCGGGCAGACCTGGGCTATTTCAGAACCGGCCCCACAAAACCCTACATGGGTCCGTCTGTCCGTAATGCGCCGCCCTTTTTCCAGGCACACGTCCTGAAAGGCAGCCCGATGATTGACCTTGGCGGCACGAGTAGCAAGAGCAAGGGCTTCCTTGTAAAATTTCAATCTGGGCATATCGGCATGGTTCAGCGGCAGCTTGGTGTACCAGCTGACAAAGACTATACCGCCAGCGGAAAGAAACGCTGGAAACCCAATGAGAAACTTGTGACGATGCCCAGTCCCTCCGGCTCTGCCATGCACCATACCGTGTGGGAGATGCAGGAACAGACAGTGGAGCAGATGCTCCAAGACAACACCGAACGGCGCATCCGGCAGCTGATTGCCAATGCGAAGCGAAAGGGCGTGATCTGATATGGCGGAGAAAATCGCTGGGTATACCAGCGAGATGTGCCAGCAGGCCATGATCGACGAACTGACTGAACTTTTCCGAGGCATGACGTTTGGCGGGCAGGAAAGCCCAAAACCTCTGCAAATCTTCAAGCAGTTCCTGCCGATTCAGACGACAGACGATGATGAGGCGGATACAAACGATTCCCCTTACCCCTGCATCATCGTAATCGAGAGCAGCGGCGAACAGGACAACGAGCATGACCCGCAACTTGTCCTGTTGCAGCTTGTGATCTGCTGCTATGACCGCGGAATTGACCGACAAGGGTATGTAGACACCGTGAACGTGAAAGAAACTATTATGCAGCACTTCAAGCGGAAGCCGATTTTCGGCGGTGCTTTTGAAGTGTCATACCCCCGGAAATGGGAGCTTTCGGACGATGACGCGGATTACTACTATTGGGGAATCGTGAACCTCATTTGCAAAACCCCGAATGGTTTGAAAAATGAAGAAGTGGAGGCTCTGATATGAGTGACGAAAAGAGAACCACTGCGGCGGCAAAGAAAGCCGCGGCGGTGCAGGAGGAAGCTGTGGTGTACTGTGGCCCGACCATCAAAGGTCTGGCTCCGCAGTACACCGTTTTTGTGGGCGGTGTGCCCGCGAAGCTGGCGGAGAAGATGGAGGCAATCCCTGTGCTGAAAGCCTTGACGGTTCCCCGCGAGAGGTTCGCAGAGATGCGGATGAAGGTCGAGCAGGACGGCACCAGGGAGAACGCCCTCTATCAGCGGGCGGATGCTCTGCTGATAGATGCTGTCACGAACACTGCGGCAGCAGAGTAAGGAGGATGTGAACTATGGCTGTTTCTCATGGCTTTAATCTGACCGAAGCGACCACCAGCGTTTCCGCGCCGGTACAGGTCAGCTCTGGCTTACAGATCATCGTTGGCACCGCCCCTGTCAACCAGCTGGCAAACCCGGCGGCAGCAGTAAACACCCCGCTGTACGTCAGCACCTACAAGGAGGCTGTGGCAGCGGTGGGCTGGTCCAGCGATTTTGCAAAGTACACCCTTTGCGAGGCAATCTCCGCCAACTTCCAGGTGGTTGGCACTGCACCTATCGTCGTAATCAATGTTCTTAATCCGGCAAATAAGAAGCACATCACCGCCCTGGATGAAACCTCTGTGCAGGTCAATGATGGCGTTGCTGAGATTGACAAAGTGGGCATTCTGCTGGAAAAGCTGGTGGTGAAGAAAGACACCACTGCGCTGACGGCAGATGTGGACTACATCGCCAGCTTCAACGATGACGGCACTGTGAGCCTTGCACTTATCACCGGCGGTGCAGGCGACGGCGCAACCACCCTGACCGTTTCCGGCTCCATCCTGGATGCGTCCAAAGTGACTGCCGATGATATTGTTGGCGGTGTGAACGCTGCCACTGGCGCAGAGACCGGCCTTGAGGTGGTCCGTCAGGCCTACCCCAAACTGAGCAAGGCACCCGGTATCCTGCTGGCCCCGCGTTTCTCGAAAAATGCGCAGGTGTGCGCTGCGCTGCAGGCCAAGTGCCGCAAGATCAACGGTCTGTTCAACGCTGTGTGCTTTGTTGACCTGGACTGCAGTGCAGACGGCGCACAGAAGTACACCGATGTTGCAGAGCAGAAGACGAAACAGACGGCGACCTCCCGCGAGGCATACGCCCTGTGGCTGTACGTCAAGGTCGGCGAAACCGTGTACAGCGGCAGCTCCATGGCAGCAGCGGCGACCGTGTACAATGACAGTCAGAACGGCGACCGTCCCGTTGCAAGCCCTTCCAATGTCACCATCCCCATCTCTGCTGCCTGTCTGGAAGACGGGACGGAAGTGCTGATGGATCAGGAGCAGGGCACCTTCCTGAACGACCAGGGCATTGCAACCTTCATCCGTTCCGGCACCGACTTCGTGATCTGGGGCAATGAGACCGCCTGCTATCCGAAGAACACCGACCCGAAGGATATGTTCCTGTGCATTCGCCGCTTTTTCAACTACGCATGGACCAGCTTTGTTCTGGACAACATGAGCAAGCTGGACAAGCCCATGAACCCCAAGCGGCTGCAGTCCATCATCGACAGCGAGAACATGAAGGGCAGCAAGTACGTTTCCGAGGAAGCCTGCGCCAGCTATCGCATGGTAGCTGACACCGAGAAGAACACCGCCGCTGAACTGGTGGCGGGGCACTACCACTTCTACCTCTACTGCACTCCGTTCCCGCCCCTGAAGCAGGTGAACGTCACGATGGAGTATGAGGCGTCCTCGCTGGTTACTGCTCTGAATCTGTAATAGGAGGATATGAACGATGAGCTTGGCTATTTCGAGCAACCTCGTCCCCCAGGTCGTTAATAACTACAACGCCTACACCGGGGACGATAAGATGATCGGTTTGGCAGATGAAGTTACGCTGCCCAAGATCAAAAACAAGACCACCACCGTCAACGGCATGGGCATCGGCGGCGACGTTGACAGTCCTGTGCCGGGTCAGTTTGAAAGCATGGAAGCTACTCTGACCTGGAACACGCTGTACAGCTACGCCACTAAGATGCTGCATCCTGGCCGTTCTGTGCAGATCACCCTTCGTGCTGCTATGCAGAACGAGGATAAGGACGGCGGCTATACTTACAAGGGCCTGCGCATTGTGCTGGGCGGCAAGCCGAAAGAGCTTGACCCCGGCAAGCTGAAGCGGGCATCCACCATGGACAGCTCCACTACGCTGGAAGTGACCCGCTATCTCGTCGAGATCGACGGCGTGACCGTTATCGACATCGACAAGTACGCTGGCCGCTACTTCGTTGATGGTGAGGACATCCTCGCCGAAGTAAACGCTCTGATCTGATAAGTTGGAAATTCAGCCGCTCCACTGTGGGGCGGCTGATTCTTTTTAGAGAAAGGAACATCAAGATGGGTAATCTTACTGTGAAATTCGCAAAGCCTTATAAGTTCGAGGGCACCGAGTACGACGAAGTGAATCTGTCCGGCATGGACGGCATGACGATCCAGGACATGATCGACATCCAGAAGAAACTGGCGGGCGAGATCGCCACTCTGGCAGCGGTGGAGGCTACCACCTCTTTTGCGCAGGAAGTGGCAACCAAGGCCAGCGGCAAACCCGTGGAGTTCTTTAAGCTCATGCCCCGTGCGAAGATCAAACAGGTGCAGACGGAAATCCTGAACAATCTGAATGCAAAGGTCAAGAACGACCCTAAGACCCACGTTGTGAAGTTTGACAACGCCTACACCTACAACGGTGACAGCAAAGAGGACATCAAGGGCAAGACCTTTGAATCCGTGGACCTTTCCGGCGTGGGCGAGCTGAACACCATGAGTGAATCTATGGCGGAAAACCGCATGGTGGCAGGAGGCTTTTCCCCGGTGAATACCGGCCGCAACTACCTGTACGTCTGCATCATCGCCAGCATGGGCACCGGCTACCCGGAGGATTTCTTCACCGGTCTGCCGCTGTGCGAGGCCGCAAAGCTGCGTGACGCTGTGGACGCTGATTTTTTCGAGTAAAAGGCGGAGCAAAGGCACTGAGAAAAGCAGCGATCCAGCTGTCCATTGCGACGCACTCTAACCTGACGGACTATCTTTCCATGCCAAGGAAAGATTTGATCGAACTGTGCCAGGAGGTGTCAGACGTATGGCAGGAAATGGGGCACTAGACCTCAGCATCCGAATCATGGGCAAGGTCGATCCTTCGCTGGCACGAAGCATCAGCCAAGTAAAAGGATTGACCGGCTCCCTGACAGATGGGCTGAAAAGCACAAATTCTCTGGCGGGTACGGTGGCAAAAACACTGGGGGTAGTCGGAAAAACTGGCCTTGCGCTCGGCGCAACGCTGACAGGCAGCGTATTGGTTGGCGTGAAGCAGGTCACGAACGAGGCGGCAAAACTGGAAGCACAGATGGCCCCAGTCATGCGCTATGTGGATGGTCTGGCGGATGCTTCCGGCAAGGCATCCAATGCGATGGCACAGAATGGAAAGACATTCGCCCAGAACTATGCCGACATGAAGAATTACATCCAAGACTTGAGTACGGAAATTCCCCGTACCACGGAACAGATCACGACCATGAGTGCTGCTCTGGGACAGTCTGGCAAGGATGTAACGGAGCAGCTGCAAAGCGGTATTCTGCGTGATACGGCTGTTGCCGCCACCGCCATGGATTTGGATGACCAGACTGCTGGCGACTACATGGCAAAGTGGGAGGTTGCTTTCACCAAGAGAGACGCTGAGGGCAACAAGACCAACTATAGCCATGATGATGTTATGCGCCTGATGAACCAGATCAACTATCTGGGTGCCAATAACGCTACCACGGCGGCAGAAATTGCATCCAGCGTGAACAAGTCGGCTTCCATCGGTCAGCTGGCAGGCGTGGACCCATCGACCACGGCAGCCATTGCAACGGCTATGCAGGCCACTGGCGTTGATGCAGATAGAGTGGGAACAACAATTTCCAGAATTTACACAAACATTTCCAAAGGCAAAAGTGCAACTGATGCCCAAGACGGAATGTGGAGAGAACTGGGGTTTACAGCTGAAGGCATTGCCTCATCTATGCAGAAAGATGGCACAGGAACCCTACTGAAAGTATTCGGCGCAATCAATCAGCTGCCGGACGAGCGCAAAATTGCTGCACTGAATACGCTGTTTAACCAGTGGGCAGTTGAAGGCAGCGCAAAGGTCACAAACAACCTTGATCTGCTGATGAAAACGCTGTCCGAAGTGAGCGATGAATCTGCCTACTCCGGCAGTATGGAGCGAGAGTTTGCCATCAACACGGGAACGGAAGAAAGCCTGCGCACCATGCGGGATAACGCCAAGACGGTGTTGATGCAGGACCTCGGCGATTCTTTCCTGCCGGCGCAGAAAGAATTGACCCGGTTGCAGTTGGACATCTACAAGGGCATCGACGAAAACTTGCCGGACCTGTCCAATCTGGCAAACTCCATCCTGCCGCTGCTGCGCACGGCGGTTGAGGGCATCGGTGCGGCAGCGCAGTGGGCATTGCCGTGGATTCAGAAGGGCGTTGACTATCTTGCGAACAACGGCCCGCAAGCGGCGGGGGGCCCTGCTGC